CGCTCACGAAGTTACAGGATGTGCCGTCACTTGCCAAGAGCTATGTCGAGCTCGAGAGCAAGATCGGGGCGAAAGGTCTCCTGCTCCCAGGTGAGAACGCGACCCCCACCGAGATCCGAGAACCCATGAGCCAGCTTGGCTGCCCAGAAACTCCTGCCAACCTCGGATCACCGCAACTACCCGAGGGGATGCCTGCCTTCGACGAGTCCTTTCTGGGTGCCATGAGAGACGCATCTTGGCAAAATGGGCTGACTCCGACCCAATTTCAAAACCTCTCCCAGGCCCTCGTAGGCTTTCAAGGACAGGCCATGGCACAGGCCAAGGTTCACCAAGAAGAAAGCATCTCGAAGGCTCGTGCTGAGCTGGAACGAAGATGGGGAGCAGCCACCCAGGAGAAACTCTCCTTGGCCCAGGAGGCCGCCCAGGCCATCTTCGGCAATGCCGTCAACGAAGCCATGCACGTCCAGGGAGATGACGGGGCCATTGGTAACAACCCGGAATTGCTAGAGGTTTTGGCAAAGCTGGGACAGGCCATGCAGGAGGGCGGCATCGTAACGAGCAGCCGACCCGCCCCTTCTCTCACTCCCCAGGACGCTCAGGACCAGATCAACCAGGCCATGCTCGACAAGGACTTCATGGCAGCCCTCCACGACGAGCAACACATGGGCCACAAGGAAGCCTATGCCAAGTGGTCCACGCTCTACAATGCTGCCAACTCCGGCTCAAAAGGACCGGACAGAGACCAGGGTGGCGTTTTTATCAGATAGCCTCTACGTTCTTCGTACAACCAGCGGGAACCATACTTCCTGAGATAACCCGTAAGGGCCTCGAGGAGGTGGCGTTCGCGGGTCCGGGCTCCGGGCAACCCACTGCGGTGTGCAACCAACACCCACAGAGGGCATACCTATGAGCCAACAGATCACCGAAGCCTTCGTGAAGCAATTTCGCGATGGCATCACGCTGCGAGCGCAGCAGATGGAGAGCCGCCTTCGGGGCTCCGTGAGAAGCGAGACCGTCAGCGGAACCTCCGCGTCCTTCGACTTCATCGGATCCCGAAGCCCCGCAAAGCGCCAGAGTCGGCACGCCGACACGGTGCTTTCGGACACCCCGCACGACCGGCGCTGGGTGGAGATGAGCGTCTGGGACGATGCGGATCTGATCGACAAGCCGGACCTGGTGCGGACCCTCACGGACCCCACCAACTCGTACACCAAGGCCATGGCCGCTGGCTTCGGTCGCAAGATCGACGAGATCATCCTTCGGGGTGCTATCGGGATCACCAAGACGGGTGTCGATGGTGCGGGTACCGCTCCTGCGCTCACCAAGCAGGAGCCGGACGCGGGTCCCGGTGGAGTCATCCTTCTTGACGATATGAGAGCGCAGAAGCTGGCCTTCGACCAGAACGAGCAGGCCCCGAACCGTCACTGGGTCGTGACATCCAAAGAGCTGGACGGGTTTCTCGGCATTGGAGAAAGTGTCACAAGTGCGGACTACAACACCGTCAAGGTGCTTGTCCAGGGTGAGATCAATTCGTTCATGGGCTTCGAGTGGCACCGGGTCGAGTCTCCGGTTGTCGAGGTGGATACCGGGGACAACATCACCGTGATCTACGTCCCCGATGCGGTCATCCTGGCCTTCGGGGCCGATGTCCAGGCGTCCATGGATCGTCGCCCGGACAAGAACAACTCCATGCAGATCTTCTACAGCGCCGACTTTGGCGCAGCACGGCTCGACGACAACGGCGTCGCAGCTGTACGGAGCGCCGCCTAGACCGCCGTTTCCAACGAGGGGTGAGCGTCCGGTGCGGAGTCGCGCCGGTCGCTGCCTCCCTCATCCAAGGAGGGCACAATGCCCGTCATCGAATACCCCAGCCAGTACAACCCGAACGTCAATTACGCGACTTCCCAGCTCGACAGTGGGACCAGTCACATCGCAAACCCTGGACTCATGGGCGGGCGGCTGCGCTACAAGTTCTCCAGCTTCACGAACCGGATCGGAACAGCAGCTCTGGACCAGGTGCGCCTCTTCAGCATGAAGTCCAGCGACATCATCGTGAGCCTGACGAACACCTCTGGCAACGTCTCCGCCGTGGACGAATGTAACCTCGGCTTCGCGTACCCGAATGAAGGTGCCTTTGTGAAGGGTCCAACGGGAGTTATCTCGGCAGTCGATGACATCGCGGCAGACGTGACCCTCGGTGGTGCAGAACTGCAAGAGGACTGGCTCTACCATACCGACACCACCGGTGCACGGATGGGGATGACGAACTGGGAGCGGATGAACGCAGGTGCCGCCACCTACCTCGTCGATCCCTGTGAGACATGGGAACTCACGCTGAGCTACGTCGGCATCACAACGGACGCATCTCTCGTCGGTATCGAAATGTGGTACGTCGCCACGTAGCTCGCTTCGGATCCTTTTTGTGGGGGGATGCGAGGTGAGCCAAGGGGGCGACGTCTCAACGCGGGACGTCGCCTCCTAACCGCAGGGGGTCCTCAATGCCGAGCAAGACTGACATCGTCAACATGGCAGCCTCTTTTCTTGGCCAGCCACCGATCGCTTCAATGGATAGCGACCGAGGGCCGATGGGGGAAACTGCCAGAGCCACCTATACGCTCATGCTCGATGCAGTGCTCCGTGGCTTCACCTGGAACTTTGCCATCCAAAGGCGCAGCGCCACCTCTGTTGGGACACCAGAGTGGGGCTGGAACTACATGTACAACCTCGCAGATGACGAGCTGCGGGTATTGTCCCTCGAGTCGGACGACATCAATGACTGGGTGGTAGAGGGCAGGAAGATCCTCACAGACCTCGGGTCTCCCATCAACTATAAGGTCATTGTCCGTGTCACGGATACCAGCAAATATGACTCCCTTTTTATCGAAGCCTTTGCCAGAAGGCTCGCGATGAACTGGGCAGAGAGGATCCTCAAGAGCACTACGGCTGCAAGAGAGCAGTCAAAGCTCTATGCTGAGCTGATGCGCGAGGCCAGGTCTGTGGACTCCACAGAGAAAACACCCGAGGTCATTGAGGCCGATGAGTGGATCGACTCACGCGGAAAGCGCGCCACTCGCAGAGCTGTTCTTTCAGGTGACCCCCAAGCCCTGGGTTACTAATGCCTGAAGCGGGCGTCGTACAGAACGCCTTCAACGCAGGCGAAATTGGACCGACGCTAGCGGGTCGAGGCGACATCGAGGCCTACCGATCTGGCCTCTTCCGATGTGAAAACTGGCAGGTCATGCGGGCCGGGGGCCTAGAAAAACGCCCCGGCACAGTCTACGTGGCTGCACTCCCCGATGAGACCGAGACTGCGCGCCTTGTCTCGTTCGTGTTTTCCCAGACAACATCCTTTGTCCTCATCTTTTCTGGGGGTGCGCTGCATTTTGCGAAGGGCGACGAGGCTCTCTATTTCCAGGATCTTGTAGGAAGCCAGGCGTCCAATTTGCGGATCGCAACTGACGAGTTCTGGTTTGAAAACCATGGATATGCAGATGGGACCATTGTCGAGTTGAACCCCTTCTCACTAGACCCACCCAGCGGGCTCGCGACAAGCACTGAGTACACGGTCAGACTGCCCTCTACGCTAACATGCGAACAAGACGGAACGGCCATCAGTACCTCAGGCGACACGATAGACGTGGGTACATCGAGGCATCTCAAGGCAGGCATGGGTCCGTACCGTATTACCAGCACACGCACAATGCCGACTGGCCTTGACAGAGACACTGACTACTACATCTCCAGCCATGCCTCTATGGACGGGAATATCACGCTATCGACCTCGCCGGGCTCAGTTAAGGTGGACATCACGGCAAAGGGATCTGGGACACTAAAGCTCATTCCCAGCGCAAGCTACACCCGAAGCGCCTTCTACTTGGAAAGCGCTGCGGGGCTCCCGGTAGAGCTTGCAGACGAAGGCACCGTTAATGCCTGGGGGATCAACCCCAAAAAAACGCTGTCCTCTGGAGCGGAGCAACTACTGAAGCTGGACACTGAATACACATCATCACAGATAGGGGAGCTCCAGTTCGCTCAAGATAAGGACCTCCTATATATCGCGCACGACCAACACCCACTGAAAAAGCTGACTCGCTACGGCGACCAAGCCTGGTACCTAGAAGATGTTATGCTCGAGGATGGACCATACCTGGGTGTCCAGAGGCTATCTCCGCACGCCCTTCGAACAGACACTACGATCTCGCTGGACGCCAAGGAAAAAGGAGAGAGAACTGCAACGGCCTCTGAGGCCATCTTCTCACCAGCAGACATTGGCAAGCCGATACGCTTTGGTGACCCGGACGACGTCAACGCATGGGGGTACGGCACGATACTCTCCGTCGATAACCCCACCTTTAGTGATATCGACGGGAACGATGCCACGGTAGACATTACCAGTTCGGGCGCTATCTCCTGCGCAAGTCACCCGTTTGTCACAGGAGAAGGCCCTGTCCGCTTCAAGTCGGCAACAGGTGTCAATGACGTAGGATCAACAAAGCTCTACATCAACAAGTCAAGTGACACGGTTTTTACTGTCCACGCAGGGAGAGATGCAGCTATCGCAGCGACCTCCCCAGTTGACATGAATACCTCGGGCGCCACGATAAACGGCATCATTGTTGGTAGTGCCTGGATACGCAAGGTCGATCACGGCTTCACCGACCAGGAGCGCTGCACGCTTTCTACAACAGGAACACTGCCCAGCCACCTCAACACAACCACAACCTACTACTTGAGAGTTCTAAGCAAGGACTACTTTGGCTTTGCCACCGCCCCGGGTGTTGATAACGATGCGCTTGTCTATCCTACTTTTGCAGATGGGTGGAACGGAACTGGCGTTCACAGCATCCTGGGCCTCGCGGATGCAAAGTCGAGTTATGCACAGGTCCAAATTAAAAGGGAATGCCCTATTGTCGCCCCTCTATCAGAATGGCAGCTCAGCGCGATCGGGGCAGATGCAGCCTCAGGTTACCCCTCAGCCGTCGCGTTCCATGAGCAGCGACTCGTTCTCGGGGGTACGACTTCTTCTCCACAGACCCTCTACGGAAGCCAGATCGGTGCATTTGAAAACTTCAGCCCAGACGAGCAAAGCACCGTTTACTCTACAGACCCCGAAAGTGGTGAGCTGATATCCACTTCTCCATGGGACCGACTTGTAACGGATGCTTCCGCTTGGACCTTTACCCTCCAGTCCGAAGATCTCAACACCATTTACTGGATACGGTCTATGAGGATCCTGCTTTGCGGAACACAGGCAGGCATCTTCTCGATGATGGCATCGAGCCTGGGCGAGTCCATCACGCCAACAAGCGTCAACGCCAGGCGTGCCACCCGAACAGGCGCAGCTCGCACTACTCCTGTATCTCTGGGGCAGTACCTCACCTTCGTGGAGTCGTCGGGTGCCATCCTGTCCCAGGCCGAATGGCAACCCGCTACCGAGACTGTCGATACGATGGACCTGTTTGCCCTCGCCCCCCACTTGGCCGATGGATACCAAATAACCCCCGGAGGCTCCACCAGCAACCCGGTCCCGGCCATATATGTTCCACGCTCTGACGGCACCCTTCTTTGTCTGGCATTTGACCCAAGGGAAAAGGTCTCTGCATGGTCTAGGTTCGTGGTGGGCGGCACTGACGCGACCATCGAAGCATCTACAACGCTCCCAAGCACAAGGGGTGGCGATGCCTACCTTGTCGTCAGGAGAGGAATGGAGTCCTCCGAAGCGCCACGGATCAACTGGGAGACTTCAACCCTCAAGTCTGCCCTCACAACCAACACCGCGCACCAGCAGGCTCAGGCCTACGACCGGGACGCTGTGAGCTGGGCTGCTTCCACGAACCAGATACTCGTGCCTTCTCATTCGTTTACCAATGGCTGGAAGGTAGAGATACTCGGCGTGGCCCCAGCAGGAACAGCAACGGGAACCACCTACTATGTACGAAGCGTTGACTCAACTCATGTAACGCTTCACTCGAGCTCCTCTGACGCATCTACGGGGGCTAGCCCCATAGATATCACTGGAGACGGAGCCTCAAGTCCCACATCGAATACAACCATCAGCTACTCCAACCAGTTCCTATATGCAGCGGGAGAGAAACGGGGAGATGACCCGCAGCGCGGGGACCTGGACCCCATCGACACTGACACCCTAGAAATACAGGGCGAACGATGGGTCTACGTCGATACGCCCATCAAGCTATATGCCGATAGCGTGTTGACCTTTGAGGTCAAGACAAACGGGCTTGCGAGATCTCAGGGCTTCATTTTCTCTACCACGCCTACTGTGCGACCTACGAAGGATCACGATGCTGCGGGAGGGCTGGCTGCATACCCGGAACCACCCTTTCCCAATTTCCATCTCTTCGGTGGAATTGCTATTGGAGAGGCAAAGGGCGTACAGGACTACTCATTTACGCCAGAGATCGACGAATGGGCAAAAGTCCGCATTCCTATCGGCAGCCACTTCACGGGTGAAAACTTCTACTTTGGTCTCTACATAGACAACGACTACGAGGTCTCTACAGATATCGGCGTCGATGTTCCTGTTAGAACCCAATACAGGAATGTACGCATCACCAGGCCGAGAAGGTTCATTGAGCGAGTTGCTCCTCGCTTTGCAGAGCAAGATGCCATCCAAGATGCCCAGTTTCTTGACTGCTCTGCTTCTGCCATCACTGGGGTGCGAAGTGGATCAACCCTTGCCGGGACCGACATGGCCGAAACCTTCACAGGCTTCACCCACCTAGCAGACCAGACTGTGTCTGTTCTCGCAGATGGAGCCTGGCATAGGGACGTCTTGGTGGCATCCGATGGCAGCATCACACTGGACTACCCCGTTCGCAAGGTCACCATAGGCTTTGGTTACAGAGCGATAGCCCAGGTGCCCCCGCCCGAAGCAGAGACAGGGAGGACCCAGGCATCCACTTCAATGGTCTGGTCTACCCCCGTCCAGGTGATGCTTCGATGCAATAGGCTGGCCAACATCTCTGTGGGCAATGATACAGAGAGCCTGATCCCTCGCGTCATGCGCGCCTACGCAGACTACAGAGATACTGTCCCTCCGCTCTTTACGGGGATCTATGAGACTCGCATCGACGTACCCGCAGGCAGAAGCAATAGCTGGTACTTCGCATCCGATGGCCCACAACCAGCACAGGTGCTTGCTGCTCAAACAAGAATTGAGTTTAGTGACCGATGAAGATGAACATTCGACCTACGACTCCTTTCGACATACAAAACATCAAGGTCGCTACCTACTTTGATGGAAGCGAGAAATGGCGCGAGATGCTTGGCGCGGAAGAACAGCGAGACAACCTCGCCCATTACGCTCGCTCCATCGAGCTAGAAAACCGAGTCATCGCAATATTTGGCATATCCCCAGGGCCACCTGGATGTGCCGAGCTTTGGAGCCTTCTCGAAAAAGAGGCTTACCATCGTCCTATCGCGATGGCATTGGCGGTCAAGCGGGTCATGCCGATCCCGTGGACATCAATGCCGATACATCGCCTTCAGGCAACAGTAGAGTGCAATACCGACATTACTGAAAAGGTAACAGAGCTTCTCGAGTACCACGGCTTTACGAAAGAGGGAGTGCTAAAGCACTACCAACCCCATAGGGACTTCTTCCTATACGCAAAGGTGTCGGAGACCCTTCAATGAGCGCAAACGTACTCTACATGTTCCAGGGGCTTTCGAGCATAGTTGGAAGCATCGGTAGTTTTCAAGCCGCCAGCCAACAGCTCGAAGGGGGGAAGCAAGTAGCTGCCGGCCTACGTGAGTCGGGGGCGAAAGCCATGGGGCAAAAGCTGCAAGAGGGGCAGCTCCACGAAAAGGCGATAATGGGGCTATACGCCTCACGCGGCGTTTCCGCCACCAGGCCGGGCGATAGCCCCGACAGGGTCTTGGCGGTACAGAGGGATCGCGCATGGCAAAATGCTTTGAATGCCGCACAGGACTACGAGAACTACGCACAGTATTACCTATCGCAGTCTCAGGCCAAGGCCGATGCTTACACAATGCAGGGGTACCAAAGCATTGCCAGTGCAGCCTATAGCTTCTTTCAGGCCATCCCAGCAGGAGGCCCACCGGAGGAAACCAAGGCACCAGGCACAACGCCGAAGCCGAAAGATACCCGCTTCGATACCCGCACCGTAGACGAGTTCTATGCCGCAGAGCTAGGTCTAGGGTTTCCGCCTCAAGAGGCCGAGCTCTGATGGCAAGAGAGATCAAGCTCACGCCCCTTGATGCACCCGCATCTGCATACAGGACTGCACGCAGCGGCGCTCAGCCCTCTACCGCAGCCAAAACAATGGCTGCCATTCCCGAGATCACCAACCAATATCTCGAGAAGATGGCCAGGTCCTCTGCGCTTGCCCAAGAGCTAGAAGTCAGTACGCAAGCAAACCTTGCCGTACAAGACTTCACTCAGTGGGTAGACGAAAACCCAAACGCCGTGGACGAGATACTCCCTGAGTACGAGAAGAGGGTAGAGGGTATCCTCCCGCAACTAAGCGGTATTGACCGGGCCACAATGCCACTCGCACAAGCTCGCATAGGTCGTCAGCTATCCGATGGCCGCCGCATTGCAATGGGCGTGGCTACAGAAAGAGCGAACAAGCGAGTCGTGTCCAACCTAGAGATGCACGGACAGTCGTCTCTCTCTGATGCACTCATCAAGGGAAGAGAGCTCGAGCGGTGGCTACCTGACTACATGGCCCCTGCAATGGAGGCGCTCGCCCAGGGCCATTTGACGCAAGAAGGGGTAGACGAGTTCGCAAGGTCTGGCATCGCCAATTTCCTTCTAGGAAACGCCTCCATGCTCTCTGCCGCAGGGGACCCAGATGGCGCACTGGCGCAAATGCAGCACCCACTCTTCAACAAAGCCGTCAAGCCAGAGGACGCAGTAAAACTCACCAACCAAATACAAACAAAATTCTATGAGGACACAGTCAACCTCGCGACCTCTATGCTTGGTATAGCACAGGCAACGGGAGACATTGCCTTCGCACAAGAAGCGCAGGAGCTTATCTCTAAGTTGCCGCCAAGCGCAAACACAAGAGCCATCCAGAACAGGCTGCTCGCAATGGAGACAGGCGTCGCACTTGACGACTTCAACGCCGTAGTTCAGGAACTCGAGATCAGAGACGACCTGCCAGGACTACAAGGTTTGCAAGGCACTACCCCAGAACAGAACGAGATCCGAGATCTAGCCATTGCACGCGTAGAAATGGGACATGGCGGAAGGCAGCGCGCAAGAGAAATACAGCAAAGCCAAGGTATTTACGACAAACTCGTCCAAGAGATACACCAGAACCAGAGAGAGCTCCCGGCAGAGCAGGCTGCAAAGGCCAACGCAGACCTGATAGAAAAGGACGAACGCTTCAAGTCTCTGCATATTACCCATCAAAACATGATCTACGGCCTTACGGGCCAGGAGTACAAGCAGTACAAAGCAGATACGCTTGAAGAGTGGCTGCAAAATGCAGTCGATCTGAGCGCCTTGGTGCGAGAGTCAATGAACTCTTGGGGGCCAGACAACGAGGCGTCCATCCGTTCTTATATCGTGGACCTCATGGAAGGTCTTGACGAGATCCCTGGAATTACCGAAGAGCAAAGGGGAGAGGCGCACTCTCTTCTTGCTGGAGCAGCCCGCTGGTTTTTCCCAGAGCCCCACCCCATTCCATGGAACAGCGCACTCCAAGACATCCTCAGCAACCCCGACGCAGCCAAGGAAATGGGGCTATCTCCTGAAGAGCAGGAGGCATTCAGAAAGCAAGCCACTGAAATTGACAAGGAAGTGTGGCGTCAGCACGAGGGTCCTGTTCCATTTACGGATGGAAACCCCGAAGATCGGGGTACAAACCTCCTGACCATGAGGAGAAAAATTGCCGAGATCGAGCTTCTGCTTGGCAAAGACCGGGAGCATGTATCTGCTGACTACTCGGCATTCATTCAGCGTGCTGCATCTCAGCTAGACGTACAAACGATCTACACCTCTGGTGACGAGAG